GCCGTCGCGGGATCGGTGCGTCCCGCAAGCGGAGCGGGTTCTGGCAACGAATCGGCGCTCGTCGCGACGCAAGAGCTGCGGGAAGTGCTGGAATCGGAGCTCGCGCAGCCGGAGGTGAATCCGCCGCGAGTGCTGGCGGCGCTGGCGGAGTGGCTGGATCAGAGCCCGGAGCGGGAGCGACGGGACATCGGAGGCCATCCGCCGGAGCTGGGGCACGTGCGGGAGCAGGTGAAGGAATTGCGGGCGCAGATCGGCGAAGCGGAGCGGCGGCAGCGCGTCGCCGAGAACCGCCTGCGCGTGGACGGAAGGCTCGCGGCCTCGCGGCTGCCGAAGCCGCTGGCGGAGCTGGTGGCGAGCCGGTTTCAAGAGAACGGACCCTTCAAGGGGAGCGAAATTTCGGAGGAGGAGGTGGAGATGGAGATTCAACGAGTGCGGGAAGCATACGCGGCGCTGTCGCCGGTCGGGCGAGTGCTGGAGACGGGCCGCGTGAAGGTGGTGCGGGAGCCGGAAGAAAAGATGCAGATGGCTCTTGACCGCCTGTTCGGTTTGCCGACCGAGGACACCGGCGTCCCGGCGTTTCACGGAATTCGGGAAGCCTACGTCGCCTACACGGGCGACGGCGAGGTCACCGGAACGGTCTCGCCGCACCTGCGCGTGCGCGAGGACATCACGACCTCGGGCTTCCCGAACGCCCTCGGGAACACGCTGCGGCGGATGCTGCTCAAGGACTACCGCGAGCTCGACTTCGGGATCGGGCTGATCGCGCAGTTCTCGAGCGTCCCCGACTTCCGCACGCAGGAGCGCGTGCGCGTCGGCTATTTCGGCGACCTGCCGACGGTGGCCACGGAGTCGGCCGACTACGGCGAGCTGACCGCGCCGACCGACGAGAAGGCGAGCTACTCCGTCGTGACCTTTGGCGGCCTCGTCACGATCACGCGCAAGGCGATCATCAATGACGACCTCGGCATCGTGCCGCAGATCGTCGGGCGGCTCGGGCGCTCGGCGCGGCGCACGCTGGCGCAGCGCGTCTTCAACCTGATGATCAACAACGCCGCGATCTACGACACGGTGGCGTGGTTCCATGCCACGCACGGGAACCTCGGCTCGACGGCGCTCTCGGCGGCGGAGCTCGACGTCGTCCGCACGGCGATGCGCAACCGCACCGAGAAGGACAGCGGCAAGAAGCTCGGCATCGGCCCGCACGTCCTGGTCGTGCCGCACGAGCTCGAAGGCCTGGCCCGCCAGGAGAACGAGCGCCAGTACACGGACGCGAGCTTCACGCCGAACCGCGTGCGGTTCATGTTCGGCCAGCAGAGCGAGCGCGTCATCGTCTCGCCGCTGCTCTCCGACGCGAACGACTGGTACGTGTTCGCGAACGTGCAGGAGGCCCCCACGGTCGAGGTGGGATTCCTGCAAGGGCAGCAGGAGCCGGAGTTCTTCCTGGCCGACCAGCCGGCCGCCGCGGCCGTGTTCACGAGCGACAAGATCCGCTACAAGGTGCGCCACGAGCACGAGGCCGTCGTGATTGATTTCCGCGGCGCCTACAAGGAAGCGGTGGTGTAACGCCTGAATAAGGTGTCAGGTGTTAGGTGTCAGGTGCTAGGGAAAAGCAATACCTGACACCTGGCACCTAGCACCTGGAACCTGTTTTTACTATGCCAAAGACAATTCCCGATTTCCAACAACTCGTGGCCGGACATCTGCAAGACGGAGCAGTCAAGCTCTCGCCCGCCGAGATCGTCAGGGCGATTGAAGAGGCGATCGCGGGGCGCTACTCGAAAGACCGGCCGCAGAAGCCGGTCGCGGACCTCACCGGCGACGGCGCGACGTACGAATGGTCGCTCGCCGGCATCACCGGCTGGCAGGAAGGATTCTCGCGCGTGGTCGAGATCGAATACCCGCAGGGCGAGCGCTCGCCGATCTATCTCGAAAACGGCGAGTGGCTGCTCTACGCCACGCCGACCGGACGCTTCCTGCGCTTCGCCTTCGCGCTCAGCACGGGCAAGAAGGCGCGGGTGCGATTCACGGCGACGCACTCGACCGACGCCTCCACCGTTCCCGAGGCCGATTTCTACGCCGTCGGGGCGCTTGCGGCGTCGCTCGCGGCGCGGCGCCTGGCGGCCCTCTACGCGCAGACCGGCGACAGCTCGATCGCCGCCGACACCGTCAACTACCGGACGAAGTCGCAGGAATATTTGTCGCTCGCCCGCAACATGGAGAAGGAGTACGAGAACCTGCTCGGCACCGACCCGGACCGCAGCTCGCCGGCATCGTCCCGCACGGAAGCCTGGGAGGGCGAGACGGCGGGCGGAGGGCGGCTGACGCATTGAGTCAGAGCCCCGACCGCAAGGGAGGGGGCAGAAGGTGTTAGGTGTTAGGTGTTAGGTGTTAGGTGTTAGGTAGCCACGGCATGTTCTTTATGCCGTGGGTTCGTTCCAGAAAAGGCCCACGGCACACACGACGTGCCGTGGCTACCTCGGGCCCCGTCGCTGACGCTCCGGGCTCTGACAGAACATGCAACTACAGATCCAACTCGAAGGCAACGCGAACGCGGCAATGTTCGAGCAATTCCCGGACGCTCTCCGCCAAGCCGTCGAGCGCGGCCTCGAACGGGCGACCGCGCTGCTCGAACGCGCCGTGGCCGCCGCCGCGCAGTCGCCCTTCGGAGCGAAATCGGGGGCACCGCTCGGCGAACTCGCCCGGAGCGTCACGCGCGAGGTCTTCTCGGACGCGGGCAGCGGGCACGCAGTGGGCCGGGTGTTTCTGGGATCACCGGCGGACCAGTATGGCATCTTCGTGGAAGTGGGCACGCGGCCGCACTTCCCTCCCCCGGCGGCGATGGAGAGCTGGGTGCGGAGGCGGTTGGGCGTCACGAACGACCGCCAAGCGCGCGAAATCGCGTTTTTGATCGGGCGGAAGATCGCGCGCACTGGGACGCCCGGACGATTCCTCTTCGAGCAGGCGCTGGAAGAGAACGTGGACCGGGTGGTCGCGATTTTCGAGGAAGAGGTGGCGAGGATCGTATGACGCAACACAGACTCAAGTCCCCTGAAGGAGCTGAAGTTTTCTCTAGCCCAGGCGTTTACGCCTGGGTCCGAAAACCCAAACCAAATTGTTCGAGCCCCCTTCAGGGGGCTTCCCCGGCACAGCAAGGGCTGAAGCCAGAAATAGGGAAGGCCGCTGAAGCGGCCTGGGAATCAATATTGCTTTGTACCCCGGCCTGAAGGCCGGGGCTAGAGAAAAAGGGCGCGCTTGAAGCCGCGCCTCGGGCGGCACGCGACGAAGGTTGGAACAGCCCCATGTCATTAGCAACCAACATTCAGGCAATCAAGGCGATCCTCGAAGGGATCATCGGCGTGGCGAACGTCTACGACACGGTGCGGAACTGGCAAACAGAAAAACAGTTCCGCGACGGCGCGAAGGCCGCAGGCGGAGGCATTCAGTTCTGGTTCATCGCGCGCGAGGCGACGGCCGCCGAGGACCTGGGGCCGCGCTTCACGGCGCGGCGGCACACACTGGCGCTGCACGGCTACGCGGGCGTGCAAGACGCCGCCGGAAGTGAAAAGACATTTCAGGCATTGATCGAAAGCGTGGTCGCGGCGCTCGGCGCGAACCGGCAGCTCAACCAGACGGCGCGGCACTCCGGACCCGCGCAGGTGCGGGCCGTAGACTTCCGCATCTTCTCGAACGTGCTCTGCCACCACGCGGAGATCGCGCTGGTGGTGGAGGACAAACCCGCGTGAGGAGGAAGTAGTCAGTAGTCAATAGTCAGGAGCTAGCGACTACCGACTACTGACTACCGACTACCGACTACCTGGAGGTTTTATGGCATTCACAGAACCCACTCATGCATACGAAATGCTCTGGCGATTCTCGGCGAACCGCCAAAGCGTGCTCGGCACGGCGCTCGGCGACGGCAACCTGACGCTCTCGGCCGTGGTCTCGGGTTACGACGTCGGGAAGCTCTCGCACCGGCTCATCTCCGACGCCGAGCGCTACGGCAAAGGACACCCGTACGCGACGAGCCAGCGCAAGGTCGCGCAAATGACCGCGCTCCAACGGGCGGCGGAGTTGAACGACATCTTCGCGGGCTGGGCGGCGGCGTTTTGTCTCGGGAGCGTCACGAGCTCGCAGCCGAACCCGACCAACAACCCCACCGTCTATGACCACGTCGTCAAGTGGTCGAACATGGCCGCCTCGAAGACGATGCCGTTCACGACGGTTCACGAGAAGCCGTGGGCGGGCTTGGCGCGCAAGCTGGCGGACCTGGTCGTGGCGAGCTTCACGCTGAGCGGACGCGGGCAGGACCCGGTGCAGATGGCGATCCAGATGCTCGGCTCCGGGCGCGCGGCCGATGCAGCGCTTACGCCGCCGACGCTCGCGACGCCTTCCTACCTCGACAACGGAAACGCCGTCATCAAGCTGGGGCCGAGCGGGGCGGCGGTGGATATTTCCAGCCGCGTCATCGAATGGAGCGCCGCCGTCAACGCCAATCCGGACGAGGCCAACGGACGCTTCCCTTCGTCGGGACTCTACGTGGGCCGCTGGTGGTACGGCTCGAAGCGCACCGCCGTGCCCGAGCTGACGCTCTTCGTCAATCAGAGCGACACCGACATCCTCGACCTGTTCCGTAACGACACGGCGCAGGAATTGCAGATCAACCTCAAAGGCGCCGTCATCACGCCGGGGCAGCCGGAGATCTATCGTATGGACCTGCTCTGGCCGGAGATTCACTTCACCGCGGTCGAGGACGCCATCGTGGACGGCAAGGTCGCTCTCCGCATGACCGTCAACGAAGACGGCGTCTTCCAGAAAGCTGGAAGCGAATACTTCCAGGC